GTCCAGAACAAAGCTGATTATAAATAACAGGCCATTCTTTGATAGGATTACATCCTATCATAATTTTATTAAAACTCCGGTTCTTTATGACATGTTCAACCAAACCTCCAAAATATTTCTTAGTCAAAATTTGATTGAAAATGGTTCCAACTCTAAAACTACGAGGTTCTCCAAATTTTTCCTCGTTGCGCAACTCATCTTTTAGAGTTTCAACCCATGCCAATTTCTCCCAATCTAACTCATATTTATCTAATTTATTTTCTAAAATACACAAATCACTTTTACACTTCTCAGTTAAACATGAGTTAACAAAATCAATATACACATTCTTTTCTTTTTCACACTTATAACCATTAGAAGATTTCCTATTTAAACCAGCTAAAAATTCAGTACCACGAACTACTTGTTCTTCTGTTAGGTCTCCGAAACCAGATAACATGCTACGCATAACCTGCTTACCAAAATCTATCTCTGCAGTACTCACAATAGCACAAGTGGAAAAGGATTTTTTCGCTATATCTTTTACCGTGTGATAACCATTATATTGCAAATTGGCCGGTGCTCTAGTAATCGGGTATATACCAAACAAAGGAGAAGGACCAAAATTTGTTCCAGAAGGAACAACACCATAAACTTCTCCATCTAACTTGGCTACACTCATATCGCACCCTTTAATTGGCTTCAAATCCAAACTAAGATCACAACCTCGTACAGAAAGAATATTAAGCAAATCAGTCTTTAAGCTCTCACTCCACAAAATAGAAATTCCTTGGTTATTGACAACATCGCCTGCTACGTGCATCCCTAATATTCCTCCTGCAACTGAATAAATGCAAGAACCGCACAAGCCAACTTTCTGGTAATCATACGTGGCATATCTTCCCTCGACCAAAGAACCAACAAAAACTTCTCCATTAGGCCAAGGCTGCCTATATTCTCGAACTCTAGTCTTCAACTCGGACTTAATAGAACCCAAAGGCAACCAACCTCCTGAAGAAATCAAAAAACTATTATCACTCTTGTCAAAACTATGCTTAATAAAATGAACCAAACTTTTAAATGGAGTAGGAAAAGACAATCTAAAACGATAAACCGCAACATCCTCTTTCTTATT